TCCACTAGATACAGCCGCTTTGAAGTTGTTTGTTGTAATCATGTCGAACGTAAGCGAGGTTGTATTGTCTGTGATAGTGCCACGCATCGGTGCAGTGATTGTGTCTGCTGTGTCTGCCCGGAGGATGTCAGTATCGACAGGTTCAGCATCAGTAATACCATATCCTGACAATGTAGTCGGTGTTGATGTAATACTTGCAAAAGGTAAAGATGTTGCAACCGGTGCAACGGCTCCCCATGCTACTCCATCATAGACATACATGGTATCGTCAGTAGTGTCAAAATATAAATCACCGGCTGTTAGTGCGTCTCCATTGCGATCTAACGCAGGTGCTGTAGATAAACTGCGTTGGTACACGCTATCAAAGTCTGTTAAAGCCGCTGAAGCCGATGTTGCTGATCCTAAGATACCGTCAACATAGGTCTTAGTTGTCAGGTCTGCGTTATCAGTAGGTGTATAGGTTGTAGTGATTTTATTAGAACCCATATCAATAGCACCGGACATAGTGCCGCCCGATGTATTTAATTTTGTAGCATCCTGGGCATCGACATAGCCTTTACGAGTGAGTGTGTCGTCTGTTGCAGGAGTAGCAGTGCTAGTGATTTTATTAGCGTCCATGACTAAATCACCGGTCATGGTACTACCGGTTTTAGCGACAAATGTCGTATCTGTATAGTTCTTAGTGGTGGCATCCTGTGCTAATGAAGGATCACCTAAACCTGTAATTTGATTGGTGTCCATTGCAATAGCGCCGGTCATAGTTCCACCGGCTAATGGAAGTTTTGTCCCAATTGCAGTATTTAATGTGTTGTATGCACTAGCATCATCATTAAGCGCCGCCGCTAATTCGTTGAGTGTGTCTAAAGCTCCGGGAGCACCGCCAATTAAATTAGTGACTTCGGTGTCTACATAAGCTTTAACAGACTGTTGGGTAGGGATCAATGTCGCTGAGTCAAGAGACATAGTGTCGTCATCAGCAAACCCAGTCACTGTTATGGAACCATCAGAAAGAGTACCAAATGTAACAGCACCAGAGGTATTAATAGAAGAAGGAGTTGTGCCTAGTTCGACAACTGAACCGCCAGAGTCTTGAGTAAAGAGGCGTTTATCTTCAGTGTTGACTGCTAATTCACCAACAGCAACATCAGAAGTGGTAGGAACGCTAGAAGCGGTTTGAGAATTTTTAAGTTTAATTTGAGTAGGCATCTTCCATTCCTGTTTTGGTAGGGAACAATGGTAAAACTAGGGAGCCAGAATAGGCTCCCCAGAGAGTAGAATCAGACTCCGGCAGGCATTGCCAATACGAAACCTGTTTCTGGACGCAGTACCTGTACACCATACAGAGTATCTGCAGTGTAAAGAGTAGCAAGGTATTCTTGCTTGTACTGAGTTTGTGAACGCACAGCCATTTGCTCTGCCAACACCATTGTGTCACGGTGTGCAAGAATTGCACCACGAGTGTCTTGTGTTGAAGTAGTAGCAGTGTTCTGAGTAGCTGTTTCAAGCACAGGGCAGTTTGTAGAAACGTAGATGTCTACGCCATACAAATTACCGATCAAACCATTCTGTACACCGTTTTGATTGGTGTAGTCAGAAGAGTTGTAACGATCAATGCCAAGCATGATCTGACGAACTGCAGGTGGAACAACCAAGAAACGACCGTCCATTGGAGTGTCAGCATCGTCCATCTTCTTGATCAACTCACGGAAAGCGAGGTCAGTAAAGACATCGGTATCTTCCATTGTGTCGTCAGCGTAAGTTGCAACACCGCTAGAACCATTAACATAGAAAACATTAGAGTTTTCCCATGCGTCTGGAGTAAATGTGCCGTTGATTTCGTCTTCAGTCGCTGTGCCATCGCCAAAACGCAGACCCAAAGAGAAAAGATGAGAATCAACTTGACGAGAGAGCGCATAACCGGCGTCTTCTGTGTAGAAGCGGCGGAGGCTGTCAAGAGCTTGAACTTCTACGATGTCCTCGATCAAACGAGAATATTCGTAGTGCTTGTTAACATCAATTGCGACTTCTGATTCAGTGTTCGCAATGATAGTGACTGCAGTGTCAACCGCTTTAACATTCGCATCGCCACGAGTAGGCTTAGGAATGTGAAGCTTGTCACCTTTTTTGCCTGACATAGGCATTTTGTTTACAAGGTTCGCAAGAACCAAGTTCTTTTTGTAGGCCGCAACGATTTCGTCCGACCAAAGTTCGGGAATAAACTTGTCAGCTTCTACTTTAGAAGTAAAGCCTCCTGCTCCCGGATAAGTTGCTGTTGCCATGAGTTAGTCTCCTATAAGGCTATCGTACTCGACCTTCGGAATAGGCTTGTCTAATTTCTTGTGACAAAGCCATATATCTGTCTGGGTCAGTTTGCATGAGTTTAATAATGTCTGCACGACGATAAATTTTACGACTTGGTGCTTCAGCAGAACCTTTAGTATTTCCAGTCGATGCTTTTTTGACTGTTTCTTTACGAGCCTTAGCTTCAGTCTGAGCCGCTTCAGAAACAATGCTCTGACGGTCTTTCCAAGTGCTAATTAACTCATTAGCGGCTTCAAAGTCATAATTCTGGTCTGCCTTACGTAAAAGGTCAGTACGGAATTTAGAGTCTGTCACCCAGTCTAAGAACTTTTTATCCTGTACGATTGTTTCAAAATCAGGATGTTGGTTCTTTAATTTAGCCATTGCTTCCTGTTGATAAAGTTGCCGTGTAACTGTTTCGGCCTCTCTAATCTTCGGGTGTTTTGCAATAGCCGCATCCACTGCTTTTTGCGGGTCAGCAAAAAAGTCAATTTCTTCGTCTGTGCTAGTGTGGGCTTGTTCTTCTTTGGCGAGTTGTGTTCTTACGAAATCATCTACAATCTTACGTAGCTCACCAACCTCTGAAGATTGACGACCTAAAAGCTTTTCAGCTTCTTGGTGCATCCTAACAACTTCGGTGATATCTTTACCCTGATATTTGTCAGGGAGGCTATCATCTGTTGATTCTTCTTGAACCTCTTCAGGTTCGTCTAAAGTTGGTGCTGAAAATTCTTCGCCTTCTTGCAAAGTTGATTCGTCATCACGCTCTTCTATAAATTTTGCCATTATTTAACTCCGTGCCGTAGCATTATGGATTATTATTTCTTAGCGGCTCTCTCATGATCTCTCGCCCACCTATCGTCAGCATCGGGCCATCCGAAACCTTTATAATGTGATTGAACAGGAGAGATTATCCGCTGTGCAGTCTCACCACATTCGACGCAAGAGACAAACCGTTCAACCGATTCAACCCAGTATTCGTCAATGTGATGACATTCTAGACATTTAAAATCAAAACGCTTAATCATCGTCAGACTCGTTAAGCAAGTCTTGAGCATTTTGAATTGACCACTCAAAATTAAGTATCTGATTCAAAATAAAGCGTTCACCTTGAACTCTAGAAAGTTGCAATTCATCTTTGATGTCTTCTATAATATAGCTATCATAGATGTCTTGCATATCTTCAATAAATTGTTTCCAACCTTCAGTACGAAACATATTAAAATAATTATCATACTGAACTTGTAGTTCTATATCCAAAAGAATTATCCTTCTGTGAGGTTCTTTGTACTATATAAATAGTATAGCATATATTTAAACAGAACACAACACCTATGTTGCAGAAATCTCTACTTTTTTATTGTTGGGTGTCGCCTTCGGTTTTGGGCGTGAAAGTTCCTGCTCCAACTTGAGGAGTTGGTCTTGTAAAACTTTCGTTTTGTTGTCTATTAATTGGGATATTTTGTCCCATTCCTTGTGTGTCAGCATTTATCACTCCTTCTGTTGGTGATGCTTTTTGATTAATTTCCTGTTCTTTCAGGTAAAGCTCTGCAATCTTAGCTCGACGTTGGAACTCTTTATCGTCCTCGTCACCGGGCTGTAGGTTGCTCGATAGAGCTTTAATACGGTCTGTTTCAGCTTCGTATTGCCCTAATGCAATGTCAGCGTTAATCTTCTGAGCACGAGATTGTGATTCTTGTGCTTGACCATTAAAGGCATTGATTTGAGCCTGAAGCTGTCCTTTCTGTAAGGCTTGTTGTTCTTGTTGTGCCTGTTGTTGTTCTGGGGTAGGCTGTTGAGACTTCCGTAGAGACTGAATAAGGTCTTCACGATTAGACAGGTTCATGTGATCAATAATTGCTTCAAGCAACTGACCATACATTGGACTTGCTTTATCCATTGTTTGGAGAAGCTGTACTAATTGAGTGACTTCATATTCACGGGCAATAATACCAAGTGAGCTAGAAGGTACAAATTTGAAGTCTTTAATTGGGTACAGTTCTGGTGTAAACTGCATATAACGCCAAGCACACTTCTCAATCATTGGGATAAGGAAAGACTCTTGGAAGTTTAACAAAGTACGCTTGTGGCGCTTTATAATCGCTCCTAGACTCATTGAGATGCCTGCGGCAGTAGACTGGCTATTAATAGAGCCGGGAATACCTGCAGAATCAATTGCGCCGGTAGCCTGCTGAACCATTGTCATTAAATCTTTAGCTTGGGCAAAGGATACTTGATCAAGTTGTCCAAACTGGAATGGTTTAAGGATCTCAGAAGGATTACCGTTCGTAAGGATGGCCTTGCCGGGTCTAACTTCCATTTTAGCTCCACGAGGAAGCCTAGAAGCATCGACAGCAAGCATAGGGTGTACAGTAAGCGCAAGCGCATCAATTCGTGCTCTTAATTCAGTGTCAAGTGCTTTTTGACTGTTGTATCCTTTTTCACAAATACCACGGCCCCAGAATCGTCCGGGTACGGTATCCCAAGAAAAAGCAATAACAGGACGATCTTCCATCATGTAAGGAGTTTCTTCAATCTTCAGCAATTGACCTCCATTGGCAATTACTGCGACAACTTCTACATAATCTTCATTTTTTTGCTCAGACTCTGACTCGCTATCAAGGATATCAGCAATTTCTTCATTATCGCCTTCAGTTAAAGCCATCTCAAGCATGTAACGAGGAACTAAACCATAATACTTTGTTAAACGTACTTTGTCATCTGAGTAAACTGTTAAGTCTTGATCAGGCTCTAAATCCGTATCTTCATAAGATGATTCAATCACAACATCGTTATAGATACCGTCATTGATTAACATTTCAACCTGATGCTTAGGAACAAACTCGTCGATAGCAACACCAAGAGCCGATTCAACATCGGTAGCAACTGGGTCAATTAAGAAATTATGTGGTAACACAGGCTTCAGTTTAACGACAGTACGATTCACAGTCTCTACCCCGACAGCCACCATGTCTCCGCCCATTGCAGGGCGTGTGGCAGGCTTCATCTCTTTCATGTCTTCAAGAACTAACTCAGCGATGCCAGTACCAAAGACTGCAGAGTTTAAAAGAGCTTCAGCCACGCCTTTGCGAATTTTAGTTCGTGAAAAGTCTTCATCAAGTTGTTTCTGAAGAATTGCAATGTCTTGTGGATTTTCATCTTGAACATCGTCTTTAATACTAAAGAAACGCCCACGACCAAATGTAGCCTCTTCGACCTCTGCAACAGCAGACTCGACAGCTTGTTGAAGCGCAGGAGAAATAATCTTAGAGCGTTCTGATTGCCGTAAAGCATCTTCTTGTGCCCAGATGCCTCGCCATAGTCTGTAGTATTCATCGAATTTCTCAGAGTAGTTTGATTCATAATGATCACGCCACTGTTCGCATTTATGCATAATCCAACCGACTACGGCTGAGTCATCTTTTGTATATTCCATATTAATATCCTGCTATTGGATCAATAATTTCAAATTCTTCTTCCTCAAAGTCAACGTAATAGCTGACCTTGGCAAGTTGGTCTATGTATGCTAATGCATCCACTAAGTCATCATGAACAAGCGGATTCGGGAATTGAAAGAGTTCATCTAAGAACTCAGTATTCCATTCACCTTCAGAAAGAGTAATCTTTCCGTGTTCAAAGCGACCCTGTAAAGCCCATACTATACGGTCTGTTTTTTTCTTGTTACCGTGTGTAAGCTCTTCAATCCGGAAGTACCTGTTTCCAGATTTCATTAAATCAGTGAGGTAAGGTATTACTGCATTTCTCAATGCACCTTTTTCAATACCGACTGCAACAGGTTGATAAGCAGACACTGCATCAAATATTTTCTTTGCAGTCTTTTTAATATCCCAACGACCGGCTAAAATGTCAGCAACATACCAACCATCAGGACTCGCTTTGACAATTGCAATTGCTGTCTTATCAAGTTTTTTACTTTTACCTGTGGCATTGGAGGCAACATCTGCAAAGCCTGCTAAATCCACAGCAATATAATAATCACCATCATCTGGTTCGTTATTACTGAATTGTATCCAGTCTTCTTTGAAGATCTCAGAACCCAATGCCTCAAAGCTCGCCATAAATTCCTGCCTAAAGGCATAGGATGACATTGACTGCTTTGCTGTATCAATTTCTTCAGGGTCAAGCAACGGATTATCGTAACTGGTAAAGTGCCATGCTTGATATGTTTGGTCATCACCTAACTCAGCATACTTATACAAGTCATAAAAATGATTTCGGCCAAGAGGTGTCCCAATAAATAACGCAGAACCTTTTTGGTCAGCTAGTGCAGGCCTCAGTACGGTTTCCCATACACTAGGCTTCATATCCGCATATTCATCTAACACAAGAAACTTCAGAGAGACACCACGCATCGTCTCTGGTCTGTCAGCGCCCTTTAATGAAATCGTCGCTCCATTAATAAGCTTGATTTGCATGTTGTTCACATGGCTACCAGAGATCACAGGATTACCAAGTTCTAACAAGGTATTCCACATAATGTCTCTGGCCTGTCCTTGAGTTGGTGCAACGTAGAATACATGACCACGTTCAGTTTGGAGTGCATTGATAATCAACATCCAAGCCGCTAATCGAGACTTGCCGGTACGACGACCTGCCGCTACAATTTTAAAACGAACATCAGTTTCAAAAACATCTTGTTGCCAAGGAAGCAACTCAATATTAAGATCCAACTGGGACAGACCTCATAAGATCAACCAGTTCTACACCACGCCTCTTTACTTGACGATACCATTTACTATCTACCATTTCATCAGCGGCTGTATCGTAGTTGCCTTCATTGACTGCAGTAATCATTTTTTTAAATTTACTGAGTCTATTACGTCCAAGATTGAATGCCATATTCACACAGACACGAATAACGTCATCAGGATGGCTTTCAAGATTTAAGAAAACTGCACATGCGTCTGTATAGGCATCATTGCAGTCTTCAGCAAAAACATTTAAGATCCTTTCGTCAGTCACTGGTGTTCCTACAGGCCAAGAAAATTCTATATCCTGCTCAGTGACCAAGTGACCGATACCAAAAGTTGGTAAGTTCTCAGAATCCAAATAAATTGAAGTCACATATCCTTCATGTCGGATAAGGTCTTCTTTGATTGTGTCAAGTAGTTCAGGTTTTATCATTAATCCTCCGGTGTTATATCGATAATGTCTTCTTCAGAGCCAACTATCTTAGTGTCTCCGTTAACACCGGTAATTGTGATATTCACAGCACTCTTACCTTGAGACATTTTATCCTTTTCAAAATAAGACATCGGTAATACTCTATCCATACACATCTTTAATGCCGCCATTTGGCCGGGATGTTCATCATTTAAAGCAATATGGATAATCTTGTTAATTACTTTGTCGCCTGACGTGGCTAATAAACGAGCTTTGAACTCGTTAATACGTGCGGCATCGCCCGGTGGACGGCCTACAACGCCTCTATTGCCTCTTTTCTTGGCTTCTACCTCTGTCTTTCGTGGTCTACCACGTTTTCTT